TCGTAACTAACATACCTACGACTGATCTCGTTGTAACTGAACCCAATCACATGTTTAAAGCGTTGTCTTGCAACAAAGATAGGCACACGCTCACGCATGGTGATAGTGCAATGAGTAAACGGAGTGAAGTGATTGTGGTTGGCAAGATACTTGATTAGTTTTGAATCTCGCTCCTCAAGATCCGCAAAGCCTTCACTAAAATTATAGAAGGACTCTTTGTTGAAACTAACCCGTGCTGCGTTCACCACAGACAAGTCAGTACCCATCACATCAATCAGTTTCGCTTCCATCTTCCATCTCTTCTAAAAGCTTTTTATAAAACTTACCTACTTTAATTATCTCATCTGGTGTTGCATTAGATTTTATTATGTTGGCTCTCATGCTTACAATTATAACATTACCTGGTACATAACCTTTTTCCGGTATAATTCTATCTATTGATGGGGAGTTGTTAATACTCTTGGCATCCCCTCTCTCCATCTTAATACCTAAAACCGGACATATCATATTATCGGGATAAATATTTTTTAAATAGTCGGTGGTTATTTTCATAGGTAATTTTTGTTTTTTTGCTCTGTTTTTTACAGTATTATATAATGTAGTTATGGGATTTTTTTTACGAAGTATCCTAGTATACTCAACACTGCAAGATTTGCAAATGCTTCTCAGTGTATTATACCTTTTATCTAAAAAAAAATCCTTAGCAGGTAAAACTTTTTTACATGAATAGCATTTTTTTTCGTCAGGAAGAAAACTTAACTGCCCTCTTTTGGGCGTTGAAGTACTCATGATTATAACCTCTCTCCCATTCACGATATCTATCAGAGTGGGGTCGAAAGGGGTTCATAGAATTATTACGAAACCCCTTCCGGCCTTCTGCAAATATATCCCGCATGGGGAATGGATATTTCCTAGGAGCCACAAGTACCCCCGGTTTGGGCAATATCACAAATGTCGTGCGTTTCAACATGTTCTTCAAACTCAGTTCCTAGCTTATCTACGGCTTCACTGTAAGGAACCACAGACAAAGGCTGCCCACCTCGTGCGCCATCAGGATAGCAAGTAAAGCCACGAAGTCGGTGGGCATACTTAGCCAGGGTATTAGCAAAGTGCTCCACTGTATCTTCATTGTTTAGTTTAGACCCCCACTGTGGTAGGTTAATAGTCGAGCTAATAGACATATCAACGTAGTCTTGCACGTCAGCTTGGAACATCATACGACGTTCGTAGTCGTCCGCAAGATCCAAGGCGCTTTCAATGCTATCCGGCTCAACACCGTAGATGTCGATTAGTTCTTGTGCTGCACTATCCACCACGTATTGATACTTCCAGCGTGTGCCTTGTGTCAGATAGCGGCGCTTATAGGCTACAGCAAAGAGAGGTTCAACCCCAGTAGTAGTGCCAGCAAGAATACCAATCGAACCAGTAGGTGCAATAGCACGATTGGCAACTGGCCGAGAGACAGACAACTCATCTGCAAATTCCTTAGATACTTTGTCAGACACACCTTTGTAGATAGCCAGCCAGCGGTGTAGTTCAGGTGTCACCTGATATTTAGAGCTGCGCTTGATAAGCCATTCATGCATACCCATCAAGCCCAGCCCAAGACGACGATTCTTTTCTCTGGTTTCATATACCTTAGCGTAAGGTAGATGCGCTCGTAAGGTGCCGCAGATTAAGAATTTAGTGGCCAACTCTACGATGTTAGCAAATTCGGATACCGACTCAATACGGCCCATGTTGATGCTGCCCAAATTGCAGACATCACTGTCATCAGCACTAACCACCTCAGTACAGGCATTCCGTAGCGTATCATTTTCATCCTCCATAAAGTTAAAGGAGAACCCAGGCTCGGCAGTTCGCAATGCCTGTTTGATATTGTCAATGAACACGCTACCTACTTTGCCGGTCTCCCAATATTGTAGCAACCAATCAGTGTCGTAGTTCACGCTAATATTGGTCATATCAAGAGGAGCAGGGAAGTTGAAATCCTGCTCTTTGATTTGTTTCAAGGTGAGGCCAGTATTACCTACAGGCATCGTGTCCCAATCCTTAGCCTTCAAGAAAGCATCAATGTCACCATGCTGCCAGTTTAAGGAGGCGTAGATTGCGGAGCGACGAGATCCACCTTGCATCACTCGTCGTCCGATTTCATTAATCATTTGCATTTTAGGAACCGGACCACTGGCAGTTCCACCAGTGCCGTTCAACACTCGGCCTGACTGGCGATACACACTGTAGTCAATGCCAATTCCACCGCCGGTCATCAGACACGATTCAGACTTCCAGCTAAGATTAGCCCAGTCTTCTCTCGTGTCCTCTTCAGCTTTCAACAGGAAACAGTTATTGTAGAACCTGTTCTTGCGCCCAGCATAGTAGAGGTATCTACCGCCTGGTACGAACTTAAGGTCCGTGATATACTCCTTCAACTGAAACAACTCGTCGTCAGTTAGAAGTTTGTCCTCCCCGTAACGATAGTCACCACAAACGTCGTCAACCAATACACAGGCCAACTGTTCCCAAGTTTCACATCCCGGATGAGAGTACTTTAGATTAAAGATGTCCTCACTAAACTTAGAGCGGAACATAGGATTCTTGTTTGATTTAAAACTACTCATCTACTTTTACACCAATCACAGTAACAAGCGCGCCGTCAATGCAGTTCTCAACAGCTTCAATAATTAATTCTTCCGCCTCAGTGATAACGCCGTGAACTCCATCAGCAGGAATCCACGACGCATCTTCTTCAACAGTTATGTCTAGGCGTACCCTAAGTCTCATTAGAGAGCGCGACCACCAAAGAAATAAGTTGCGCTTTTCTCACGAACCTTCTTGTTCATCTCAGACAGATATTTATTCTTGCACACGATGAGATGCTTATACGCCTCTTGATAGTTCTCTTGTGCTAGAGTGTATTCTTGTTTAGCAGCCTCATAGTCAGCATACTTGATACTGTTAAGCTGATCCTGTTTAGCTTTGATCTCCATCTCAAGCTCTTTGATGTCAGCTTCAGTGGTCTGATTAAAATCATTCATCGTCGTATTCTACTACTAGTTCTGCGCCGATTGCGCTATAACCGGCCTTGTCAATCCAGCTATCCTCAAGCTCTGGACTTTTCAACGCTCTACAGGTCTTCACCCAGTCCATCGCTAGAGCAACTTCATACGGCTCTACTTCTTTGTCAAAAATTACTGACCACCCAACAGCAATATCTTTGAAGTTTTTATTTGGTGGCCCATATTCTTCTTGCCTATCACCGTTAATTAGCTCTTGGGCTCTTGAGATAACTAAGTTTCTTTTGAGATAATATTCATTCATCAGTTCTTCCTATTTAGTCCGGGGAAGGGAATAACATTGTCACCCTCTAACGTAACTTCAATACGTTGTTCTACTTGATAGTCAGGGTCAATGTCTCTGAATGCTTGCATGGCCTGGTCAATCGCGGTGCTAAGTTCACCGATGATCACACCCATCGCATCGTATTCCTTTGTGCCTTGCAAAGATTCTGATACGAAGTCACCCACATCTACTTGCAAGACTTCATTCTCAGCGTCACAATGGACAAAGATAGCAAAGGTATTATCAGGTATAAAGATCTTATGTGCTATTTCAAAGGATTCTTTTTCGTCCATTGAGTCATCTCCAAAAAGTCTTTTGCATATAGGACGGCGATAGGCTCCTTCCTGTCTGCTTTAAATATGGCTACTGGTTTTGTCTTGTCCATAAGACTAGACTCGGCTTGCTCCAAGGCGTCATAGAGTGGAACTCTAGCTCGTGCCTTGCACTCAACAGTCCAAGGAAAGATTCTACGAGCAAGAGGGCTAAGACCAATATCAGGACCATTAACACCGCCCGGAGTTGATTGAATATCGTCATCCTCTACTCCGGTTAGGTTTTCCCGTAACCAGTCTCGAACCCACTGCTGTAGTCTACGCCCCTTAGCTTTAGCAGACGATACCGAGATCCTTCTCTTCTTCTTTGAAGAGCGTGTAATACTCGTAGGCATGGGCTGACTTCGACTTTGCTTTTTTACGATACTCTAAATCCGGCCAGCAAGAATATCTATAATCACAAAAGGTGCAAGCACTGGCTAACTTACGGTTGCCTGTAGGTTTCTTATACCACGTCTCTTCAACATCATCGAAGTTACGTTGGAAGTTATTCTTGTCCGCAGCTTTGTATCTCTTAATAGTATCAACGATATTGTTGTAGTACAGTTCTTCATCATCAGGATTGGCGGCACAGACTTTCATCTCACCTGTTTCTTTATTGATGGCAATCCAGCCACCAGCCTCAATGCCATGATGCTTCATACGCTCTGCTCTGGTATAGCCAAAAAGTTGGCTAACATATCCAAAGCTGTCGCCCTCTTTCATCGCCTCGTAGGATTTAAACTTATTCTCGAAGGCGTAGCGAGAGGCAGACTTAATATCCCACATTGTCAGATTGCCGTCGTCATCTTGGATGATCAGGTCAAACTCACCATAAAGATCACCCTCGTCTGTGGGTAACCTGGTGCGCTGGTTTAGTGCGAAGATATTCACACCCGCAGCTTGTAGAATAGCAACAGCGATAACCTCGGTCATGTCACCGTAAGTCATCTTGATCTTAAAACTAGAGTCTTTTGGAGTTTGATTCCAGTCTAGTTTGTTTGCGTGTAGCTGGCAGAAAGGTTTGCCGATCTGAGAAAGCGAGGGAAGATTAGACTTCCCCCGTGGTTTAGAATTAAACCTAACCAGTTTCTCGTTGAAGTTCTGAGAAGCCTGAAAGATAATGTGTTGAGGCAACTCAGGCGTGTTGGCTAAGAAGTCATCTATCTTAACCTGTAGCCAGTGGACATCCTCAAACATACTAAGCCTCGATCACATCATCAAAACTATCCACGAGATCATTACTATTCTCCCGCATCTTCTCGCTGACTTGCTCATTCTCATACTTAACCAAGTCAAAGAAGTCATCCAAGAGAAGTTTGTAATCGCTATCAAGCTCAATGATGTTAGACATGACAGGCTTGTACTTCAGGACAAACCACTTGTTAGATCCACGCTTCTTTAACTCAAAGTCAATCTTGAGTTCAACAGATGCTGGATTAATCTTTTGCTTGAGCAAGCCGCCCAAGACTGAAGTGATCTCCATGAAGTTAGAGGGGCCGAGTCGCATACGGAAAGGAACATTGTTTACCTCGTGGCTACCATCATAGCCTGGTGAGGTTGGTTCTTCCATACGGATAGTGCCAAACAGGTGACGGTACAACTTAACTTTATTCGCACTGGCAAATGCGACAGGATCAGAAGTCCGCAGCTTTTCTTTTACCTTGGACGGAATCCAGCCACACTTATCACCACCCTGCCAGTCTAGGGCTGGTTTACTAAAGTCCTTGAAGTGTGAGGACATATTTGTGTATTGCTCAGCATCAGAGTCGAACACAGCAGTCTGCATCGTATCGAAGTAGATACGCATATAGACATCTTTCGAGAAATACTCTTGATCAGTAGGGTCACGCAAGGCGATAGATGGTGCAGGAACACTGGCAAGATCATCGCCTACTTCTACGTTAGCATCTCTGTTGATACGCGCTCTAGCGATACTCGGTGCGCCAGATGAGGCGGCAGAGTAAAGCAAAGCAAAGTCATCACTGTTTTCAAAAAGTGCAATCTCGTTCATTTGGTTCTCCATATCCAAAGAAAGATGTTGTACCACAATCTTTCTCAAATGTCAAGCAAAATCTTCTTGCTCCATCCAGTTTTTCCCTTTAGACATTTCAACGGCTAAAGGAATAAACTCGTCCAGTCCAAACCTTTTGTGCGCTTCTGTCTGCGCCTCAAGCAAACAAGCTGGACCGATATCTTTGATGATGCCAATCTCATCTGGGTGAGTGTCAATCAAAACACTATCATGCACAGTGTTGATCACACGGCTTTGCAGTTCTAGCTCTGAGATCTTACGACATAGCAAGATAACGCCTAGCGGTACGATCTCTGCCGTAGCTACCGACTGCACAGGATAGTTTACGATTTGTGTCTTGGCGCTGGCATTGCCCTGGCTATTTCTGTAGCAACCCGGAAAATCGAACTGCCGTCCTGTCGCAGTGACGACTCGCCCAGTTCTGATGGCTTGCTCTTGGAGTTGTGTGTGCCACTCAAAGATTCCTTTGTACTTCCCAAAGAACTCTCTGAAATAAGCCATTTGCGCCGGAGTGCCTGATGTTCCTCCGTAGAGAGGACGAAAGGTCGATGCCTTAGCTGGCCCTCGCTCTGTTGGTTCTCCATGTTCTGTAAGCACCTTGGCTGTATAGGCGTGGACATCAAATCCATTCTCAACCTCTTGCTTAATCTTAGCGTCCCTGGCAAGCGTACCTGCCACACGAAACTCTAGCTGTGAGTAGTCAATCTCTATCAACTCTCCCTCGTCAAACCTGCTAACAAAAGCACGGCGAACTGGGAAAAGTTTACCCTTGGGCATGTTCTGTAGGTTAGGGTTGCTACTGCTCAGGCGACCTGTAGCAGTAATACACTGATTAAAATTAGCGTGAAGTAAAGCATCGTCCTTGATCCCTTTCCTGATACCCTCAATAAACGAAGAGCGATAGGTTTCGATTGCTGACAATCTCACGATAGACTCTAAGAACTTCTTAGACTCAGGATCATTAGCACTTCTCAGAAGACTAGATAGCGTCAGCTTATCTGTCTTAAATCCACCGGACGCTGCTAAAGCTACAGAGGGTTTAATGTTTAGACCCGCTCTCTCTTTTAGATCTTGATAGATAAAACCCTTCCCGTCGCAGCCAGGACATTTGGTAGGCTTTTTAAACTGCTCACCGTTCTTCTTCATCTTGAAGAAGTGACCCCGGCCTTGACAGGAAGGGCATTGCAAAGCTTTGGTCTTGTACGACCGCTTGAAGCATTGGTTCAGCGATTGCTTAAACTCTGCAAGAGAAAGCTTAGGGCGACGTTTGGGTTTACCCCGTTCATCTGTACCGATGTTCATGATCTCCTTCCACTTGTTCTTATCAACAAGCTTGCAAGAGTACACGACCTCGGACATCTGTTCCGGTGAGGATAAGTTAACCTCAGTGTCGCCCATCAGCATGTGGGTCTTACGTTTCAGATATGACTGGAGTTCCTCTTGCTCCTTTTGGTAATCTTGATCAACTTGGTTAAGCACATCAAGATCTATAGCCATACCTGATCGCTCAATATCTGTCAGGACAGAACAAAACTCACACATAAGATCTCGTATCGGGATCAGCGAAACGCCATCTGCTTCGTTGAATTGTTCCATCTGTTTCTGATAAATCTCAGCGGTGGCTAAGACATCATGCGACAGATACTGTTCTTGAACATCCCGGTCTAAGTCCGAGAAGTTTTTGCCCGCACTAATGGCGTCACCAAGGGCGGCTAGTTTCTCAGTGACGCCATAGTGCGTGGCTAACGCTGATAAGGCCAGGGGAAACCTCACAGCGCGGTTGAGGACATATTGATTGATCATCGTATCAATCACCTTGCCCCCACACTCAAACCCCATCTCACGCAACCAAGCCAGGTCAAACTTAGCATTGTGGGCGACAAGGTATTGAGCATTCTGTAGATAGCCTCTGAATGTTTCGAGGCCAGCGAGATCATCTGGGTAAACAACGACGGGGCTACTGTCCAAGCCGATCCGTATATAGCCAATGGCAGCCAGTTGATTAGCTGAGTTATATGGCGTTGGATCGGATCGTTCACCGTGCAAGTCAATCTCTAAATCAACAACCAAAGTGTAGTTGTGCATCCATCTCTCTCATCTTTTCGCCGGTCAGTTTTACAAGTTTGATTGGCGTATCCCATTTGTCAGGGAACATCCTCATCAACTTATCTGACTCCATGCGATTACGATAATGTCTAAAACCACCAGGCTCTTGTTTGTAAGGTAGTATCGAACCGTCCTCAATGCTAGGCCAGGTATGATAAAACAAATTCTCTACGCGGCGCAACAAGTGAGTGTAGAAAGTCTGAAGAGTTTCTTGTGGATTGTCAAGTCTATAATCCAACTCCCAGTGCTGCATGTAATCTGACGCAAGAAGGTCACCCGTGTCAATACCCTCATCAATCTGATGGATACAAACGCCGATAGCAGTCCCTTCATATAGCGCCCAGACATTGGGGTAGATGCCCCGACCACGAGGCAGGGCAGCAGGATGGATGTTGATGATATTGAAACGGTTGACTACATCAGGTTTGAAGATAGGCGCATAACCGTTACTGATAATCAAGTCAGGATTCAGAAGTTGAAGCTGTTCAAAACTGTATCTTTCGTTACAAGGAAGCACAGTGTGACCACGCTTAGTAAGATACACAGCAATCTCAGCGTTACGCCATGTTGGTCCTAACACAAGTATCTTCATAGTATGATC